CCATGAATGGTGTCACGTATGATGCCGAGCAGATGGGTGAGATTGGTTACTCCGGCATGAAACATTGCGAGATTGTATTAGGAATGCCTATGAACCATCCGAGCGGTGACACTGACGGTGCTTTTAGTATGTATCCTGTAGCTGGTGAGTCTGTGAGAATCCGCGATAATGGTGTTCATAACAACATCAGGATTGACAATTGGCTTGCAGAGGGAGATGCACCACCGTCCACCGCTGTTACCCTAGCATCTACGTCAGGGGAGGGTAATTTTGACGGGGGCATTGGTTCTGCTAAATTTGGGGACTACATTTATTGTTACATTTCCGCAGATTCCTTAGCAGCAGGCTCCACGTTAACTAGGTATTTGTACCACACAAAAGTGAATGACAATAACACCCTTCTCCCTACCGAGTGTGTCTTTAAGAATGCAGGAGGGAGTAATAGAAATGCAGACATCAATCTCATCGCCTACTCCAACGGTGAAACCAATAACAGGCAGGTCACGGTGCTACTGAAGAACACTAGCGGCACTGCTCTAGAAACAACACAAAATGTCTACTTCTGGGTTAAGGTTGGTAAGTGATGAAGGACAGTAACGATAGATGGCTGACGAGGGCATTGTTCTTTGAAACTGCTTCGATTGATAGTAGGGCTAAATTCAATTGTCCCTACACGCTTAAAGAGGATAACCATGAAGTGGACGGAGTTCTCTATCAAAGCTTACGTAAGATTTACCTGCAGTATGGCGACCCTACTGAGTATGTATTTGCTACTGAAGTGTTACTTAGCTGGGACAGGTGGCAACATCTCTGCAAAGCTTCATTCTTTGCCCCGCACATTAAAGCATGGCGTGAAGAACTTGCTGTCAAGCTACAAGCAGAAGGCATCAAGCTTATGGTGGAAGAAGCTTCTAGTGGCAGTAGGAGTTCCGCAGGGGCAGCTAAGTGGTTGGCTGAAAGAGGTTGGGATAGGAGTGATAAGCGTGGTAGACCTAGTAAGAAGTCTGTCGCAGAAGAAGCAGCTAGAATGGATAAGGTCAAAGACGAAACGGAACAACTATTAGAACATGCCCGTAGCCTCAACTAAAAAAGACACTCTCGCAGAGATGCGAGAAAGAGCAGAGACAGATTTAGTCTACTTTGCTAAGCTACTACAACCTAAACGTGTATATGGTTCTATACACGAAGACGTTATGAGATGGGCTACACGGGAAGATGCTAGGGATGACCAACTAGTACTCCTACCCCGTGACCACCAGAAGAGCCACATAGCTGCTGTATATGCAGCTTGGTTGATTGTTAAGGAGCCGTGGACTACCATCTTGTATGTGTCAGCTACGGCAAACCTAGCAGAGAAACAGCTATACGCTATTAAGAATATCTTGGACAGTAAGTGGTGTCAAAAGCTATGGCCTTCTCTGCTTAACCCTGAAGAGGGGAAGCGCAGTAAGTGGAGTGCTATGGAAATAGCTGTTGACCACCCATTGAGGAAGGAAGAGGGTGTCAGAGATCCAACAGTTATGGCTGCAGGACTTACCACTAATACTACTGGTTTCCATGCCAACTATATTTTCATGGATGATTTGGTTGTACCAGATAACGCGTACACCGAGGAAGGTCGTAGGAAGGTCGCTGCTAGGTACTCGCAACTTGCGTCTATTGAGACTACGGGTGGGAAGACTTTCGCAGTGGGTACACGTTATCATCCTAGGGACATATATAACACTATGCTGGAAGCAACCCTTGAAGTGTATGATGAGGACGGGGAGCTAGACAGAGAAGATAATCTGTATGAGATATTACAGAGGGTAGTAGAAATTGACGGGGAGTTCCTCTGGCCTAAACAGCTACGAGAGGATGGTAGATACTTCGGCTTCGACAAGAATGAACTTGCTAAGAAAAAGGCTAAGTATTTTGACACTACACAGTTCTTTGCTCAGTATTACAATAATCCAAATGACCCCGGAAATGCTAGAGTAAAGAGGGACAAGTTTCAATATTATGATAAAAAACACTTGGAACAACTCGAAGGAAGATGGACGTACAGAGGCAGGAAGCTTAACGTCTTTGCTGCTATTGACTTTGCCTTTAGTTTGCGTAGTGGGGCAGATTATACTAGCATCGTTGTAGTAGGGTTAGATAGTGAAAACCAATACTACGTACTAGACATAGACAGGTTTAAGACTACTTCTATTAAAGAATACTTTGACCACCTAGTATCTCTCTACCATATGTGGGATTTTAGGAAGCTCAGAGCAGAGGTCAGTGTTGCTCAACAAGTTATTGTGAACACACTAAAGACTGACCACTTAGTACCTAATGGTATTATGCTGAGTATAGATGAGTATAGACCTAACAGACACGAAGGGAACAAGGAAGAGCGTATGGCAGCTACCCTTGGCCCTAGGTATGATAACCTACAGATGTGGCATTATAAGGGCGGCAACTGCCAGATCTTAGAAGAAGAATTGAGCTTAGCACATCCTCCGCATGATGATGTTATGGATGCACTCACTGCCGCTGTAGACGTAGCTAAACCCCCTGTATCAAGGGGAACCAGTAAGAGCAGACGAAGTAACATCATATACAACAAGCGTTTCGGTGGAATACAAAGGGGTAGTCGTTAATGGGTAAGGTGCTGGAAATTGATTCTCTGCAAGACAGGGACTACCTAGCGGAGCAGATAGCTGACAAGTATGCGTCTAGTAAGAGTCGTATGCAAACCAAGCTAAATGAGTGGGGAGAGTTGCGTAACTACTTGTTCGCCACCTCTACACAAGATACTACTAACGATGCTTTGCCGTGGTCTAATACAACCACAACCCCAAAGCTGACACAGATTAGAGACAACCTCCATGCTAACTACATGGATGCTGTGTTCCCTAATGACAACTGGTTGAAGTGGGAAGGACACTCTGCAGAGGCAGAAGTAGCGTCTAAGCGTAAAGCTATACAGACATACATGTTCAACAAAACCAATACAGGGGATTTCAGGAATGCCGTTAGTAAAGCGTTATACGATTATATTGATTATGGGAATTGCATCGGTGACGTTGAGTTTGTACGAGAAGTGCATACTGATGCTGCTACGGGCGAGGAAGTGGTAGGATATGTAGGGCCAAAGGCTGTAAGGGTTAGCCCTTTAGATTTGGTTATAGATCCCACTGCTACCTCGTTCCGTGACAGCTATAAGATTACTAGACACATAAAGACATTTGGACAGTTACGTGCAGAGGCTATGGACAAGCCTGAACAACAGTATTTGGAAGAAGCCTTTAAGGTAGCAGAGGCACGTAGGATTGAGTTTAGTCACTTTGACCCTACTGACACTATTAAGAATGAAGCCTACACTGTCGATGGTTTTGGCAGCTTAGTAGACTACTACCAGAGTCCTTATGTAGAGATACTAGAGTTTGTAGGGGACATACATGAGAAGGATGGGCAGTTAATCCGTAATCAACTAATCACTATCATTGATAGAAGTATTATGATTCGGAAGATTGATAACCCAAACTGGTTAGGACGTAGCTCCCTAGAACATGCAGGATGGCGACCTCGCCCAGATAACCTATGGGCTATGGGGCCACTAGACAACTTGGTAGGTATGCAATACCGTCTTGACCATTTAGAGAACGTACAAGCTGACCTTATGGATTTAGCAGCTCTACCACCTGTCAAGGTGAGAGGGAATGTAGAAGAGTTTGAGTGGGGGCCATTAGAGAAGATATACCTAGGGGACGATGGAGACATCGACCTGATGCGTGTAGAGAGTGCAGCCTTCCAGTATGACGCTAAGATAGATGTACTGATGCGTAGGATGGAAGAGATGGCTGGTGCTCCCAAAGAGGCTATGGGCATCCGTACTCCCGGTGAGAAGACTGCCTTTGAAGTACAGAGCCTACAGAATGCTGCAGGTAGGTTGTTTAATAACCGCATCCGTAACTTTGAGATTAACTGGTTAGAGCCTATGCTCAATAACATGCTTGAAGTGGCTAGACGTAACATGGATGGGGCTGACCTTGTACGTGTTATGGATGATGACATTGGTGTGGTGGAATTCACCAAGATCACCAAAGAGGACATCACTGCAGAAGGCAAGTTACGCCCTGTAGGTAGTAGACACTTCGCAGCAGAGGCTCAGTTAGTACAGAACCTCAATGGTGTATTTAATTCACAGATAGGCGCTATGATTGCTCCACACGTAAGTCCTAAGAAGATGGCAGCTCTAGTGGAAGACCTATTTGGCCTTAACAAGTTTGATTTAGTAAGTGACAACGCTGCAGTTATGGAACAGATGGAAACACAGCGTCTTATGCAGCAGGGTAGTGAGCAGCTAGAAGTAGAAGCCATGACCCCCGGAACAGAGGGTGAAGATGAAGATCTCGGCCCGGTTCAATAAGAGAATTAAAAGAGAGAGCGTTATAGCATCAAGAGATGTGCTAGACGTTATAATTAAGATGTTGCGGGAGGACGTTGATAGTGATGTAAAGGCAATGAGGGCTAGGGACAACCTAGAATCTCCAAACTACACGGCTCTTGTAGCAGATCATTTAGCTACACAAAGAACACTAGATAAAGTAATCAAACTAATAGAGGTCAGACCATGACTGATGGAACAATGTTTAACAACGAAACACAGGCTCCAGTAGAGCCTACCCCTACTCCTCAGACCGAGGGTATGGACTTTTCGTCTGTATTGCAGACGATAACTAACGAAGATGGTGGTCAGAAGTATTCTGATGTCAATGCCGCACTAAGCTCAATTGCTCCTGCTCAATCACATATTAAGACGATTGAAGAAGAGAATGCAACTCTTAAGGAAGAATTGAGTAAGCGACAAACGGCAGAGGATCTACTAGCCCAGTTTCAGAACAAGCCGGAGCCGACAAGCTCACAGCCGCCTTCTGTCACAACTGAACAGATCAGCAATCTCGTTAAGCAAGCTATAGATGGTAACGAAAGTAATAAGGTGACAACGGCTAACCAAGCTACTGTCATCAAAGCATTAACTGACAAGTTTGGCGACAAGGCTGAAGAGCAGTATTTAGCGGCAGGGGCAAAGTTTGGTTTAGGCCCACAGACGTTAGATGAGCTTTCAGGTAAGTCTCCTGATGCTGTGCTTTCATGGTTTCCAGAAGTAGCTACACCGGCATCTCATACCAGTGGTGGTATGAATACCGATTCATTCCAGAACACCCCTACAGCAGATGTCAATATGGCAGTGCTGAAGAAAGGTGCTAGTCCATGTACGACTAGTGACGGAGTGGCAGCTTGGCGCGAGGCAGGCAAATTGATTAAATCCAATTAGAGGATATATAAATGGGTTATAATAGTGGTAATGAAACTGCGTTTATTGAGTCACAACAATACTCACAGTTTATCTTGGGAACTCTTGATGATGGTGGTTTGCCTGACTCTTGGGTACGTAATGTCAGCGACTTCGGTACTGGCACTACTCTTAACATTAAAACCGTAGGTGATGTAACTATTCAGGATGTCTCTGAAGAAGTGCCTATGGAATACAACCGGATTGATACTGGTAATGTACAACTCCAGATCACCGACTATAAGGGAGCTGCATGGTCTATTTCTGACAACCTTCGTGAAGATGGTAGCCAGATTGAGGCACTACACGCAATGCACAGCGCTAAAGCTACGCAAGCAATCCGTGATGACGTTGAAACTCAGTTCTATGCTGTAGCTAATGCTGCACAGACTGACGGAGCAGCTAACAACATCAATGGCTTTGCACATCGTATTGCTTCAGCCGAGACTAACGACATCGTAACTCTGGATCATTTCAACGAGATGGCTCTAGCATTCGATAAGGCTAACGTACCTATGGGCGGTCGTATTGCTATCGTAGATCCAGTAGTGGGGGCTACCCTTAATGGGCTTTTAACTCAGACTGCAACTGTGAATAACGATCCTACTTTTGGTGG